TGGATTCAGCAGTATATACTATAATTGGTTTTTTATCTGGAGCATTTACTTGCTACTACTCATTTAAACTGGGTGCTAAATCTACATATGATGCAGTATACTGGGATGGAAATAGTAAAACAGAAGAAGCCAGAGAGTATGAAAGTACTGCAACAACTGATAATCCAACTCAATCATTTGACTGGGATGAATATAACTCAATAGTTAAAAATGGACCAGAAGAAGAACAAAAAAATTAAATTATATGATAGGTTTATCCTCTGGTTTTGCAAGAAAAAAATAGATCACTTGCTTAACTCAGTTTCTGGTCAATCATATGACTTTGGTTATCAGCAAGGTTTTATGCAAGGTGTTAAAGTTTCATTGAAGGGTAAGAACCCCAAATACATTAAAAAGATAGAAAGACTAATACAGAGTGGAAAGTATAAAGACACTTTTAAAAAATAATTATAATATTATGACTACTAAAGAACTAATTAAAACAGCTGAGAAATTACACAGCAAAGATTTACAATTAGAATATGATGATGGTGTAAGGTTCTTAAATGTGGTACTATCTACCTATCATTTTTACGATTGGGATGACAACCAGTTAAAAGCCTGGGGATATTTAATTCATCCATACTATGTTCCAGACGATATTTTTGAACAAATTGGAGGCATTTCATAGTGTCCGACAAAATCGGTAAAGATACGGAGATTACGCCCACCCTGGATAGGGACCCCAGGACTGGAAGATTTTTAAAGGGAAACAATGCAAATCCTACTGGTAGACCACCAGCTGGGAAAACTATTGTAGATAAATTCAGAGAAAATCCTAATAGTAATTCAGTACTGGCTAATATATTTGAGATAGCATCTACATTAGGTACTGATGCAGAGCATCCTAAAGCGTTTGAATGTGCTAAACTGGTTGCTGATAAACTTATACCAACCTTAAAGGCCCAGGAGTTAAAAGTTGAAACAGAAGAAAAAGGATTTATATATATGCCCACACCAAAAGAAAGTGAGAAGCAATAAATGAGAGCATTGTCAAAATCAAAAGGTTATACTGATTGGTGGGGTTTAGATGGTGCAAGTGCCTATACAGAATTAATTGAAGGAAATAGGCTATTAGATAAAGAATTTGGGGTAGTTGGTTATGCAATCAATAATAAGAACTACAGCAACTGCTTAAATAAACCTATAGTACGATACACATTTAAAAAGGGAGATACTCTATTCTCTTTACAGACTGCACAAATCAATGCAAGTAGTGGAGCATCCTGGACTATTCCAGATGTGAGTGATATATTTAACCCAGAGATATTCTCAAAGGTTGAGGATGACCAAGGTACAGCTGTAACATCTAATGGTGTTGTATGGTCTGGTACGATGGCGATACATACTCAAGGGTTTAAAGTTACTGCAAATACCGAAGTGATTTTGTACTTTGTAGATGATCTTGTAGCCTTTGGTTCAGCACAGATGTTAGTTACTTTAAATGCTGGTTGGAATTATGTACCATACAATATGATGCAAGACAGAAGCATATATGATACTGGTATACTTGGTTTTCCTTCTATTATAACGCATATATCAGATGGAAATGGTAAGTCTATTAGGTATGATGGGAGTGAATGGTCTGGGAACCTAACAACTTTACAATTCGGCAGAGCATATAAAATGTATAAAGCGACAGCTGGTTCAATAACATCAGTCTTTTATAATACACTTAATGATGATAACTATTACCCATCAGCAACAATTATACCAGAGTATATTAATGATATACCACGCAAATATGAAGATGCACCAACTAACTGGTTGTGGGATGATAATTTTGCAATAGGTAAAGCAGTTAATCCTGGTAATATAAGTCAGTATAGAGTTTATCATTCAAGAGCAAAGACTTGGTCTAATAGGTATATGTTAGGCGATAAGATTAAATATGTAATGTATGATGAGGAAAATGGTAAATACAAATATCAAGTATTACCACCTGGAGAGAATGATTGGATGTTAGCGTTTACATCTCAATCTGATGCGTTTTATTGCTGTGGTGCTGTAAGATTAAGCGATGTAGAGTTTAGTGATTTATTAGAGAGTGATACATATATTAATCCAGACGACTGGAAACCATATACCAATCCAGACCATATGGCTTTACTGACTAACCCAGAGAATTATGATACAGCTGGTACAACATATGGAAAGTACATACAAAGTTATATAGATGTACAAACACAATCAATAAGTGGTACGCATCCACACTTTCCTATGCCTGGAGATAAGGTTTTCTTTATGATGTACGATAGTGTATTAAATAAGTATTATTGGATGAAAGAGGTGTTTTCTGGTACAAATAATGTAGTTAGGTCTACAATAGTTACAGCAGAGGATGATGTAACGCATCATAATAAACATATGGATAACTCCAATTCTTTTCCAATTACATATGATTCAAGTGCAAGAGATTTAATACCAGTTAAAGCTGAGAGAATAGTATTTTAAAAAAATTATAAAACCGAAACAATCAAAGGAGAAAAAGTAAAATGGCTGAAGTAAAAAAACCAGTTAAACAGATGCCTAATGATGATCTAAAGCCTTATTCATTTGGCGACTTTATGGATACACAAGGGTTTGATTATATTATGAGTGTTCTGGAGAAAACTAAAGGCGATAAGATGGGTGCAGTTGCAGTATTCCAAGACGACTACAATAGATATGCAGATAGTTGGTTGTCTTTAGAAGATCGTCAGGCGAAAGAAAAAGAAAAAGAAGCACGGAGAAAAGAAGCAGAAGCAAAAGCAAAAGCGCCAGTACCAGCTAAAAAAGATTACCTCCATCGTCTTGCAAGTGGTATGTCTTTTAAAAATGCTAACAAAGGTAAAGGTTCTAAAGTTAAAAGCAAGAAAAAGAAGAAGTTAAAGAAAAAAGTATACGCTTAGTAGTATGAGTGGTGTTTTATGGAAACCACACGAAGGTCCACAAACACTTATATTGACGATAAATGATGTATATGAGTGTTTATTTGGTGGTAGCCGAGGAGGTGGAAAAACCGATACTGGGATAGTCTGGATGTTACAACACGCAGATAATCCTAATTTTAGAGGTTTAGTTATCCGTAGAAATGCTCAAGACTTGTCTGACTGGTTAGATAGAGCAAACCAATTATATACAAGTGCTACTATAACTGGAAAACCAGCACAGATTAAGTTTAAATCTGGAGCAGTAATTAGAACTGGTCATTTAAAGGATGCCGATGCGTATATCCATTTCCAGGGCCACGAATATCAGAGGATGCTGATTGAGGAATTAACGCAAATTCCAAATGAAGAAAGCTATTTGAAATTACTATCAAGTTGTAGGTCTACCTTGGAGGGTGTCAAACCTTCTGTTTTATGTACAGCTAATCCTGGGGGTCCAGGACACAGCTGGGTAAAGAGAAGATTTAAAATAGGCGTTAGAGAGCCAAATAAGGCTTTTAAAGACGATGTTTCCCAAAGGTATAGGGTATATGTACCAGCGACTATTGAGGACAATCCAACGCTAAAAAATGCTGACCCAGATTATGTTAAGTATTTGGATAGCTTACCAGAGCCATTAAGAAGTGCTTGGTTATTTGGAGATTGGAATGTTTTTGCTGGACAATATTTTGATCAATGGGACCCAGTTGTGCATATTATAGATGAAGAAAGAGAAAAAGAGTTAGGTTTCGGTAAACACTATAATAATAAATACATAGGTATTGACTGGGGTTATGCTAACCCTTTTGCTTGTGTCTGGCTGGAAGTTACACCAGATAATAATGTTATGGCCTACAGAGAACTATATGGGACAGAAAAACATCCTACTGAGTGGGGTGGTTTAATATCTAAGTATTCTCAAGGAGAGAATATAACAATGTCTTATGCAGACCCAAGTATGTGGATACGGAATCCAATGAGTTGGAGCAATCCAGCTACTCAAATGTGGTCTGATAAATCAATAGCAAATGCTATTATGGGGAGTGGAGATTTTCCACTTGTTCCCAATATGGTTCCAGCGAATAATAGTAGAGTTAATGGTTGGAGAAACATAGCTACTTATATGTCGCATAGTAAGAAAAAAAGACCAAATTTTTTTATTAAAAAAGGTACTTGTCCTAATTTGATTAGAACAATACCAGATATGGTTAGAGATGAAAAGAATGTTGAAGATATAGATACTACTCTTGAAGACCATATAGTAGATGCTTTGAGATACGCTTTTACTGGTATAGATGCACCAGCAGAGCCAGTTAAAAAGAAGACACCAGAGCAAATTAAATATGAAGAATTAACATCGGAAGAATATGATAGAAAATCGTTTACATACAACTTTGGAGGGAATTAATGGATTATAATACCCTGGTAAAATCTGATGCTGGATATTCAGCAACAACAGATGAGGTTAAGGTATTAAAGAAACTGGAAGCTATGTTTGATGCTTCTAAAAATGCTCAAAAGCATAAAATTGCTCGTTGGAGAAGAAATGAGCAGTTATATGAGGGAGATTTCTTTGCACCTTTTAAAATGCCTAAATATAAATCAAGAGTTGTAGCAAACACCATTCATTCAACTATAGAAACTATTTATTCTATTTTAACAGATAGGCCACCTAAAGTTGATATTATGCCGAGAAAAGAAGAACAGATTGATGAAGCACAAAAATCTCAAGATGCTGTAGAATCTGAAATGGAAAAAAGAAAATTTAATAAAGCAGTTAATATGATGAAAAGAGATGGTTTATTATATGGTAATGGTTTTGTTAAGGCTTGTATAGTTGATGGCGTAGTGCATTATTCAACCCCAGACCCTTATACTATATTCGTAGACCCTTTAGCATCTTCAGTTGATGATATGAAATATTGTACTTTTGCTGTACCTACATATATAGAAGATATAAAAAATGATTACGAAAAAGGAAAATTTGTACAACCAGAAGGTAATTTAGATGAATATAGAAGTTTTAAAAAACACGAAAAGGCTCGTTCAGAGTTAAGAGATATGCCTTTAGATCATAAATCGCCTATTCAAGGAGATGATGATACTGAAACTAATGTATATGGTGGACAAGCATTATTAAAAGAATGTTATTTTTATGATGATGATACTTTAATGTTAGCTACTTGGTGTGGTAGTTGTTTATTGCAATTAGATGAAGCACCATACGAGCATATACCTTTAGTTACATTTCAAAACTATCAAGATGCACATAAATTCTGGGGTAAGGGAGAGCCAGAAATTATTGAAACATTAGCAGTTGGTACAGCTATATTATTATCTCAAGGTATTGATAATATTATATATCACGGAAATCCTGGTATGATTATGAGCAAATCTATGGCTAAGATGCCTGGTAATATACCTACAGATAAACCTGGGCAAATTTACTATGTTAATGGACCACACGAAACTATACAAAGAATACCAGCTGGTAATATAAGTGCTTCAACTTTACCTATGGCTGAAACTTTAATGAGAATGACTGATTCTGTAAGTGGTGTTCACGACATAACGCAAGGAAGAAATCCAAGTGGAGTTACAGCTTCACGAGCAATTCAGCAACTGCAAGAT